AATTTTTTTCATTTTCTCACCAGTAGCAGCCATTTTTTGAACACCACGTTCTGCTTGAGCCACAAGAGTCATTAAATCAACTCCTTTTTCTATTTTGTTAGTTTCTTTTTTAGCGTCAGCGTCTTTTTTAGCTTTTTCAACACCTTTTACTGGTTGCATTCCCATTTTTTTATCAACGAGACTAGCTTCACCATCTACTGGATGCATGTGACGTGCTTCGGCATTCGCTGATTTTCCACCCATATATTCTGGTTCAGCACCTTCTTTACCAGCCAAATATTCCATCGTATAGTAAATTGGGTTTTTCTTAAGGTTTTTAAGTACTATTTTAGCAGCTGCTAATTTAGTTAATTCGTGGTTTTTCTGCATTTCGCAATCAATACCAATTAATACTTCTTGACCATTTAAATTGTCAATTTCTTTAAATTGACCATACATTGATTTACCGTCAGCGTTTGTCCATTTACCTTTCTCGTCTTTAGCTTCTTTTAAACCTCTTTGTAAACTTTTAGCAATTTTTTCCATATGACCTGTTAAACCAGGTTCACCCGAGTGTGGTGCTGAGTGGAATTCTTTGAAATATTTTCCTGCTGCATCTTTAGGAGACATACCATCGTATTTGTCTAAAAGTTCGGTTGGGGATAATTTAATATCTATATCTCCTATATAAGATTTAAAAGTATCTAACCATTGTTCGTTAGCATCATGAGATTCTTCTAAACCAGCTTTATCTAATTTAGTGTAATATTCTGGATCTTCTGCTAAATGATCTAAAGCAATTTCTTCAGCTTTTACAGGATCATTTGTATGTTCTTTTTCAACAGCAATACCTTTTTTTAATTCTTCTTGGTCAACATCAAGATTTTTTTCTCTTATATCAGATTCAACTAATATACCTTTGTTTTTAAGGATTCTTACTGAATCATTGAATGAAGTTATATTAGTAATATATTGAGGCATAGTCATACGTAAATTACGCATGAAATTTTGTTGGGTCATTCTACCTTCTCGTAGATCGATATATTGTTGTTTTATGCTTTTTATCATTATTTATTTATTTATATGTCCATAAATATCCACCTGCTGTATTTGTTGTTCCATTAACTACATTGTTTATACCATTTATTTTAGTTATATTTTTAGCAGAAGTGTAGGAATCATATTCTTTTATAAAATTACCTTGTTTATCATATTGAAGGATTGGTTTTCTGGATAATACATTAGGTTTTCCTAATTTGCTTCTAGATATATTATATACATGTTGAGAAGATTTTGGTTTACTTAATTTTATTTTTATTTCTTCCGAACGTTTTTTATCTTTTTTAGCTTTACTTAGTTTATCTTTATGCTCTTTATTGAATTTTTTTCCTTTATTAGTAGAACTAATTTTTTGTTTGGTTTCTTCACTTCTGGGGCCTCCTCCTCTATCATATACTTCACAAAATAGCATATTTCCCCATCCAAATTTATCTATATAATGTTGTTTCCAATGTATTTCTTGCTCATTTAATTGTTCTATATTGCATTCTTCTATAACTTCATAGAGATGATTTTCAGAACCATATTTACTTAATGAATTATATAATTTAGGACCCATATTAAATTTACTAATCCTTTTATAATATTTCCATCTATCATTAATATTAATAGATTGTCCAATATATATACGACCAGATGGAGATGTTATTTTATATATTCCTACCATTTTTATTTAAACTTTACCTTGACCACGATAATTACGTGATTTTCTGTCGTGTTTGTTAAATGATTTTTGTGCTTTGCCACTTTTTTTAGTGCCAAATGATAATTTATTACTTTCAGAAGAACTTTTAATTTTTGCCATTACTGGTGAAGATTTTTAATTTTATTATTTAATTGGTTTACCATTTCAGAAATAGTTGCTATATTTTTTTCTGTATTTTTCCAATATTTTAATCCTTCTTCACCTTCGCTTAATTCTTGTTTCATACGAGAAGTATATTCAACAATACGATCAATTTCAGACAATTTACGTTTTACTTCACGTATTGCTTTATGTAATTGTTCGTTTTTAGTTCTAAATTTAACTTCGTTTTTGAATTTAGAATATGTTACTTCGTTAAGTAATTCTTCTTTAACCATTTGTTCCATAGTTTCTTTTACATCAGTAGCATAATAACCACCACCTTTAGAAGCAGAACTAGGACCAGTATAACCACTTGCTGCTGTATAACCACTAGCAGCACCATATTTTGATGCTTGGTCGTAGTTACTTTCGTGATATATTTTTGTTTTTTTCTTTTTAGCTGATGGCCAAAGTGATTTATAATCTCTTACTTTAGAATCACCAGGCATTTCGGTTTCACCTTTAGTTACTTTCATTCCTTGTTTTTCTGCTGTTTTAGTAGCAGCATTTTTCTTTTGTCCTTCAGGAGAAAAAGCATACGGGGTCATAATAGGACCAGCACCACCACCAATATCACCTGTAGATGATTCTTCACTCATTATTTCACGAGCAAGTTGTTTAATATATTCTTTTAAAGAACTCATTATTTATTACTCTTTTATACTATCCATTACTATTTGATAAGCTATTAATCCTACTGCTAAACCATAATTAGCTGCTCCTTTAAATTCAGGATTTTTAGTAGCTACATCCATCATAGCTTTTTTAAGAGTTCCTTCAATTGCGGGTTTGATTGCAGTTTCTATTTCTTTTGCTATATCTTCATTAGCATCGTTGAATTTATATCCTTCATTTAATTGTGATTCATTAACTATTTTAGCTAATTTTTGGAATCTTTTTGCTTCGTTAATTAAGTATGCCATTTGTTTTTATTTATTTAGTTGATTTTAATTCGTCAATTAATTGATAATATTGTAATAACGAAACTAAATTTTCGTCTTTTACGTTTTGGGTTTTTTCGATTGGTTTAACCATATTAACAACTTCATTTATCTTAATTTGAGTTGTTTTGTCGGTTACGCTTTTATTTAACTTAACTAATTCAGTTTTAATTTCAATAAAGTTTTCATTAACAAACTCACGTAATTTAACTGTATTAGAAATGTTGTTAATATATTCTTTAAGAACTAATTTTTGTTTATCGGATAGAGATGAGTATTTGCTGTTGAAGCGTTCTAATAGTTTTTTATACGTTAGTAAACGCATACCTTTATCCATTTTCATAAACTCTTCCATTAATCTATCGCCTGCTTTTTCTTTATCTATCTCAGTACGAGAGATATGTTCAAGTAATGTTAATTTATTTTCAATTACTTGGTCAGGATTTGTAAATTCTAATGAATTATGTGCTTCAATTAATGTACAGGCAGCAGCATATTGTTTATAATTGTTGATTTTTGCTTTAAAAAAATCTTCAATGTTATATGCTTCATGAATAGCTTTAATCAAATTATACTTTTCGTTACGAAGCGCGGAGCGATTCAAACGAGAAGATAATTCTAATGTAGCGTTAATTAGTGATTCTGCTTTACCTTCAGATAATGCTTTAGAATTAACCAATGCTTGGTATATTTTATGTTCTTTAGCTAATTCTGTTTTAGTAAAGTGTTTCTTTAAAATATCTACAGCAGGTGAATCTTTCCCAGAAAGGGTGTCTGAAGTAATTTGACGTACTAATAATTCAAATATTAGTCCGCTGTTTTTGAATTTGTTGTGTTTTATTTTGTCCATATAGTATGCACTATCTATAAATATATGTTTGTTATATGTCTCTAATATTTTCCTCATTTAATAGTGTAGGCTCATCATCACCAAACACCATATCTTTATCTTTTCTAGGTATGGTTTTAAACATATCTTTAAGACGTAAAGATTCAGCTAATGCTAGTGGTGAACCACCTTTAGGTGTACCATTTTCTTCAGGCTTATTTGCAGTATACAATGTACCGTTTTCACCTTTACCTAATCTATCTTTACCTAATGGGTCTTTTTGTGTACCTAATATAGATGATTTTTCTTTAGGGCGACCAACGGGACGAGTTTCATCATATCCCGGAGGAACATCTGTCGCTTTAGTACCATTATATCTTCCAGCACCATATAATGTTGCTAAATCGTGTGGTGTACCATATGATTTACCTGATTTTGCTGGGTCATTACCTTCGTTTTCAATTTGACCTAATCTAAAGTTACGTTTCATATCTTCAGCAACTAAATCACGTAATTCATCATATTGATCTTCGCTGAATTGGAATAAGAAATTATAAATCCAGTCAGAAGGAATTAATTTACTATCTTGCATATCTTTAGCTAATGCAATTTTTTCCTTCCATAGCGCTACTTTTTCTTGTTCATAAACTACTGATGGTGTAGATAAATGTAATTCAAAATTAGCTAATGATTCACCATCATATCCTTGAACATATAAGTGTACTAATGCTATTTTATATAATTCACTTAATACAATACGTTGAATACGTTCTACTGTACGAGCGAAACGAATATCTTCAGCAGCTAATGTAGCTTTACCAGTTAAATCTTTTTCAAATCCAAAGAATGCTTTAGGTACTTTTAATGCAGCTAACATTTCATCACGTAAGAAGTTTACGTCTTCTATTGCATTATACTCTAAACCTTTGATTGTATCAATTTTAGTGTTTGAGTTAGCACCACGTTGAGGAATGTAAAAATCTTCCATTACATTCATCATATTATATTTCAAGTTATATTCACCTGTATTTTTATCGATGTATGGTGTTTTTTGCATTTTTTGCTTTAAACGTTCCATGTAAGCATCAACTTCAGCAGGAGGCATATTACCTATATCAACATAAAATACACGTTTTTCCGGGGCACGGGTGATACGATGCAAGAGCATTGCATCCTTCATCAAAATGTATTGTTTATAAGTTTTACGAGCTGGTTCTATAAATGATCTGCCATAAGGAAGGTAGTTAGCGTCTGTTAATAGACGGAAATGAGCAATTTCGTAATTTTCGAATTTGATTTTACCATCTCTATCTTTAACACGGCTATTGATACCACCCGCGGCAATAACCATTGGATCAATTTTAAAACATACGTAAGATGGATTTTGAGGATCCATACCTTCTTCACGTACCATATCATAAACAGACATTGGTGTTACATTATATACACCAAATTTTTCAGCTATTTCAAGGTGTAAATAAAAATCACCATATTTACACATATTTCTAACCCACATCCATAAATTAAACTCAACATTTAATATATCATAGAATAGGTTATAAAGTATACGTTGGATATTTTCATCTGATGATTTAATCTGTACTACTTCGTTTGCTTCATTTTTTAATGTTGTTTCATCAGCTACTATATCGAGAGCAGAAGCAATAATTGATTCCGTATCCATTGCTTCATAGTCAGTATATAACTGAATACGAAGTGTTTGATAGTTCATCGTTGGGTTATATGGCATATTAGCACCATAACGATGAAGTTTTGTAAATCTATCAATTAAAGCATTGGTTTTTACGTTACCATATGCTTGGATACGGTCTGTATCTACTACTTTTAATTGGTTTCCACCAACATTTCTGATTACTACATCTGTACTGAATAAACGGGTTAACCTACTAAATAAACCAGTGCCCGCATTATTATTTTTTTCTTCAGCCATTAATATGTTTTATTATGTCTATAAATATTTATCAACTATAACATCCAACGTAGGTCTTCAACACCATATGGTGTTTCGATCTGGTATGGGTTTTGAGCACCGTTAGGTAATAATGTAATTGAATTACTATTGTTAGAAATGTTATTTAAAGCTGCTCTTTGTAAATTTACGCCTTGTTGATAAAATTTTACTCCAGTATCTCTTGTAAATAATCCAATACCTAATGCCATAACTAAATCATCATTATAACCATTTTGCGCTTGTGCTTTTCCATTTTGCCAAATAAACACTCTTAATTCTTCTAATAGTCGTTTTGATCTAAATATAAAATGTCTATCTCGAATATACGCCTCTAGTTTTGAGATAACAAGTGGTCTTGTCTTTGCTGATGTGGTAAATCCAGGAACTGTTTGTTCACTATCCATTTTAGCCATCCATTTATCAATATTTAGTTCACCATATGCGCGAGGTGAATAATATAAATTTTGGTAGCCTTTCTCTATAATAGTATTTACTACATCCCATCCTACATTAGCGTTTTCTACTACTAGCAAAGCATTATTATACTCTGTTGCAACAGAAACTAACATATTACCAAATGTTCTTGTGTCAACTTGTGATTTATATTCTGCTACTTGCTCACATGATTCGATATCAATAACATGAAATGTTGAGTAGTCACTGCCATCTCCTCGAGCCACGTCAGCGCATAAAATATATTGTTTACTATAATCTGCATAATTCCATATCCAAAAGTCACCACCCATAAAACGGCGTTCTACAGGTTCTTGTACAAAAGTTTGTTCATAAAAAGTTAAGTTATCGGGTTCAATTAATGAATTACCGGAACCTAAGAAGTCACAGTCATACTCTTGAGCAAATTCACGTGCTGACATGTTTGCTCGTTCTGTTTCTTCCCATTTATTATCTCTATCTGGATGTAAATCCCATTTTAATCTTATTGCTTTGAAATCGTTTTTATTAACTTCAGCTTCAGTATACATTTTATGAAACCAGTTACCAACACCGTTTGGAGAGGATAGGGCTATAATACCTCCACCCGTTGCAATCGTTGGTTTAATACTTGTATATATTTTATCAATACCTTCAATAAAAGCAGCCTCATCTATTATTAGTAAAGATACTGCGTAAGATCTACCTGCATCTGATGCAGCTGATGTAGCTACAATTTGAGAGTTGTTAGCTAGTTTAAGTGATAATTTGTTATCTGAGATTGGTTTTTGACTTCCTTTAAGCCAATTAGGTAAGTTATTGTACATAAATTGTACTTTTTCAACCATACCTTTTGCCGTTTCTTGTTTTGTTGCTATACATAACACAGTTTTATCTTTATTAAATAGCATTGTCCATAAAGCATAACCAGCAGATAAGGTAGAGATACCTAACTGTCGGGACTTATTTATAATAGAGAAACGATGATTCCTAAAATCGTTTAATACATCCTCTTGGAAAGGATATAAATGAAATAATACTCTACCTTTAACGGGGTGAGTAATATAACAATATTTGCGAAAGAAATGTACAGGATCCATCGCACATTTGATATATTCCTGTTTAATTATTTCTTTTATATTGGGTTGTTCTGCCATATTATATACTGTTTATTGTATATAAATATATAAGATGAATTACTTCGTAAGAAGTATATATGTTAATCCACCTACTAGACCACCAATAGTAATACCGAATATAGTATTAGTAAATATGTTTTTTATTTTTAGTCGTCTATTTTGTTTTTGTAAATCTTTAACAAATTTACCTTGTATTTCAAATTTATCTTGTTCGTTTTTAATACGTTGTTCATACATTGTATCTTTTTGGATATAATTTGATATAATACTATCTTTAAGTATTACTTTATATTCAGTTAATTTAAGTTGATCTTTAATCAATTCATGAATTGCTTTAACACTATCACATCCAACTAATTCCTTTGCTATTTGTTTAGCTACTGGCGTGGGTATTTTGATTGTATCTTGTGCTTTGGTTAGCGTTGATATAAATAATAATATTATTAATAGTTGTTTCATTTTTTGTGTTTTTCGTTATACCACTTTTCTATCTCTATAAATTGCTTACCTCCTAAACTATCTAATTTTC